GACCAGGATATCAGTTCGCTGGTACGACGCTTGTCGTCAATGGGAGTGAAAGCGTGACATACAGCATGACCGCGAATAGTGCCATTGTGAGTGGGTGGCCCGCAGGGCACGGACCAACATGAGCAGACCTCCATTCCTCTGTCGATGCGGTGGACTCGTAAGCAACCAGGTGTGCACTGGATGCGGACCACGCAAGCAGAGGACGGGATGGAGGCCAGATCGTGAGCGTGGAACGAGACAGCAACGAGGATACGACAACGTCTGGATGGCGACACGCAAAAGGAAACTCGAACTGTCGCCGCTGTGTGAGGTGTGTGAAGAGCGTGGCGTGTTCACAGATGCAGTGGAGGTGCACCACGTGAATGCGTTCAACGGGATCAAGGATCCACTTCGACTGTCGATGAGCAATCTGCAGTCGCTGTGCACGAAATGCCACAACGCGATCACGGTGGAACGCAGCAATGTCGCAAAAACGGGCAATACCCACCCCTGATGTCGTTTTTTGAGTAGGTGTTTTTAGGAACCGCACGTCGAACCGTTCCGTTTATTTTCGTCATGTTTTTCGGGCGGGCTTATGGCTGGCAACAAAAGATCGGGAAGGAAGCCGGCGAGACCTCGGCAGAGGTTCGCGGAGCCGCTCAAGCGGCCTGCCGGGCTCAAGCCAGAGGATCGCTGGGTGTGGGATCACATGATCTCCGGCGCCGAACATCTTGAGGCGACCGATCTGCCGATGGTGCTGTACTGCTGCCAATTGGGTGGGCAGTTCAAACGGCTGATGAAAGCGTGGCAAGCCAACCCGCATGACTCGGACCTGAGGCTCAACGCCACGTCGACGTTCGCCAGTTTTGAGAAGGCCTGTTATCGACTGTGCATCGACCCGCGATCGAAGCGGACGCTCTACGGGGATCCGGTTGCCGAGGAAGTGAATCCGCTCAAGGAGTTCGGTATTGTCACGGCCTAAGCGTCAGGCTCGATCGCTCGAGCAACTGAAGATCGACGCGAGGCGGAAGCACCGCTGGCCGTGGCCCATTGCGCACCCAAACGACGAGCGGGCGCTGCTTGAGGGATGTCATCCGGATTTCGAGTCTTCCGAGCGTGTGCGGAGGTTCTACAAGTCGCTGCTGGTACTGCCGAAAGAGGGAGGAGGAACCAAGCCGTTCCACTTCCTGGACTGGTGGTATCGGGACGTGATCGCCCCGATCTTTGGATGGAAGCGTGCCGACGGCAGGCGCCGCTTCGACAAGGGGTTTATCACGACGGCAAAGAAGTCCGGCAAAACGACCGTGCTCGCCGGTCTTCCGCTCTACATGATGATGGCCGATGGCGAGGAAGAGGCTGAAGCCTACGCCGCGGCTACCGATCGCGATCAGGCCGGCATGATCTTTCAGAAGACGCTGCGGGCCGTCCGCATCAGCAAGCACCTGGCGTCGGCACTCGATGCCAAGGAGTCTCAGAAGCGGATCGACCACAAACCGTCCGGGTCGTGGTTTGAGGCGATCAGTTCAGACGCCGACTCGGCTGAAGGAAAGAACCCGCATCTGCTTCTGGTTGACGAGCTGCACGTCTGGAAGGATCGGCAGTTCTTCAACTCGCTGATGTACGGCGACATCATGCGGCACCAGCCGCTGTTTTTAATGATCACGACGGCCGGCGAGGATAACGACTGCGTCGGGTACGAGGAGTACCAGTTTGCCAAGGACTTGCTCAACCCTGACGTGCCGCTCTACTCACAAAGCCATTTCGCATTCATCGCCGAAGCGGAAGATCTCGACGCATGGGATCAGCCGGATTCGTGGCTGCAGGCTCAACCAAGCCTGCGGGGCGACGTGGACAAGAAACGACCGAGAGACGCGACGGATCTCCCGGCAGATCGGATCGTGGTCGGTAACCTTGACAAGCTGGCCGCCAAGTGCGAGGAGGCCAAGCAGTCGCCACGGAAGAAGCGTGAGTTCGTGCGGTACATCTGCAACCGCTGGGTGAGTGTGACAGAAGCGGTATGGCTGGACTATGACGCCTGGAAGTCCTGCGGCGGTCCCATTCCGTCGCATGTTGGTGACTCGTGCTACGGCGCGCTGGACCTGTCGCAGTCGAAGGATTTTACGGCTCTGTGCCTAGCGTTCCCGACAGCAGACGCGATTGATCTCTTGTGGTATTTCTGGACGCCGGCCGACAAGGTGAAAGAGCACGAGCACGCCTGGAAGGTGCCGCTTTCTGACTGGATCGAGCAGGGTTGGGTGATCGCCACGCCTGGACCGGTCATTGACTACGCGGCCGTTCGCAAGGAAATCAGCGGCGTCATGGTCGACGAGGATGGCTCGCCGATGCAATACCGCAGCGACGACGCGGTGGTGCGGACGTATAAGCTGAAGCTGCTTGGGTACGACTCCTGGAACGCTCGCGAGCTGGTCGAGAATCAGTTGCACGGCCACGACGGAGTTCCGGCTGCCGAGCACCGCCAAGGGTATGCCAGCATGACCGGACCGAGCAAGGAGTTTGAACGTCGCGTCCTGATGCGGAAGATCCGGCACGGAGACAACCCGGTTGCTGACTGGATGGCCAGGCACACCATCGTGAAGACGGACCCGTCGGGAAACATTAAGCCCGACAAGGAGAAGTCGAAATACAAGATCGACGGCATCGTGACCGCGGTGATGGCGGTCGGTCTGGCGACGACGGACGCGAAACGACCGAGCGTGTATTCAACCAGGGGAATCCGGACCACATGACGCTTACGCTTTCGGATCTGCTGATTCTGATCGGGACCGCGATCGCACTGACTGGCTGCTGGATGCTCGGCATCGAGTGCGGATTGATCGGAACCGGAATTGTCGTCTGTCTGACCGGGCGGGTTGTGTGGGGTGTGTCTAGCCAGAGAAAGGGCCGAAGATGATTTGCGAAGCTCTGTCCACACGGCACGCCTCGATGCCCGGTCCGGGTGACGATTACTGGTACGGGCCTTACGTGTCCGGGGCGCTGGTCGATGCAACTCCGGAAACAGCGACCGCCGTGGCCGCGGTATTCGCGTGCGTGCGTGTGCTGTCCGAGTCGCTGGCACAGCTGCCGCTGCACCTGATGCGTGACGATGGCACACGCCGGCAGCGTGCCGTGGATGACCCGCTCTACGCGATCCTGCACGACCAGCCAAACGAACGGCAATCGTCGTTCGAGTGGCGGGAGACGATGCAGGCCCATTTAGCCCTGCGCGGCAACGCGTATTCGCTGATCGTGCTCGACCCAGCCGGGCGAACCGAGCAGCTCGTGCCGCTCCATCCCGACCGCATGTCCGTGTTCCGTCTTGACCAAGAAGGAGCAAGCCGGCCTGGCCAGTTCCGTCTCGGGTTCCTCTACAGAGACCTGAATAACGTGCAGTATCGGCTGACGCAGGACGAGGTGTTCTATCTGCGCGGGATCTCGTACGACGGCATCACCGGAGTGTCTCCAATCACCGCCTGCCGGCGTGCCATCGAACTATCGATGCAGGCCGAGTATCACGGGCTGATGTGGTGGAAGAACGCGGCAAAGCCGGGCGGCGTGCTCAAGCATCCGAGCACGCTCGACGATGAAGCGTACAAGCGACTCAAGAAGTCGTGGCGTGAAGCCCACACGGCCCAGGATCTCTACACGGTCGCGATCCTCGAGGACGGAACCGATTTCCAGCCGATCGGAATCAGCAACCAGGACAGCGAGTGGCTGGAGAATCGCCGCTTTCAACTGACGGAGATCTGTCGGATCTTCCGCGTCCCGCCGCCGATGATCGCCTCGGCGATCGAGCACGGCAACACGTACGCGAACGTCGAACAGTCCGACCTGAACTTCGTGAAACACACGATGCTTCCGTGGATCGTCAGGTGGGAACAGGCGATCAAGATGTCGCTCCTGGACGACCCGCAGTTGTACGCGACGTTCGTGCTCGAGGGACTGCTCCGGGCCGACATGAAGACTAGGTCGGACTTTTACACGGCCATGTTCGGGATGGGGGTCTACACGCAGAACGACATCCTCACGCTCGAGAACCGCGATTCGTTCGACGGTGGAGACCGGCGTTTCATCGGCACGCAGTTCATTCCGATCGACAGCGCAGGTCAGAAGGTATCTGCAACGGCTGCCCCCGCCGCGATCGCCGTGGAGCAATCCACCGGAGAATCGCTCGCGGCCTGGACACGTGACGTTGCCGAGCGGCTGGCGAATGCCGAGATCCGCCTGGCCGAGACGGAGACCGCAAGACATCCGGACCAGGACGTCTACACGTGTGTGATGACGGCCTACGACGGTCGTCACCGCCAGTACGCCTTCCGTGCACTCCAGCCGATCGCGTCGCACCTGAAAGCGGAATCGCTGATTGCCGGCGTCGTGTCCGAGATGGCTGATTCGATGGCGGCAGGCCTGCTCTCCGACTCGCTAGAAAACGTTCTGGCCGAGATGAAGCTCGGCCGGCAGGAAACTTTGATCACAATCATCACGAAGGGATTATCCGATGCCGCGTGAAAACCAGAACGCGCAGATGGTGCAGGCACATCACGACCGGATCTGGGCGATTGAACCGTCCAGGATGCGGGCATATCTGAGCACGTTCGTCGTCGAATCCGTCTTGGCCATGTCGCCCGACGACATCGAGGCCCGCTGTTGCCCGCGAAAGTGTGAGTACTTCGGTTTCGACGGGGAACCTGTAGCGGCTCGCGACGGACGCCAGCCTCAATCCGTGGTGGGAGTGCTGCCGCTGGTCGGACCGATAACCTACCGTCCGTCGATGTTTTCCGCGTACTTCGGCGGCACGTCGCTCCTGAAGTGGGAGCGGGCTCTGGCGGAGATGGTGGCGAATCCTGCCGTGGGCGCCATCGTGCTCGACATCGATTCACCGGGCGGAAGCGTCGCGGGGGTGGCCGAGGCCGGCGAGCGGATCCGGCAGGCAAACCGGGTCAAGCCGATCGTCTCCGTGGCCAACACCATCACTGCCAGTGCTGCCTACTGGCTGGCGTCGCAGTCGGCCGAAATCGTCGTCACCCAGTCCGGTGAGATCGGATCGGTCGGCGTTTACTCGCTCCACCTGGACTACAGCGAGGCACTGAAGCAGCTGGGCATCAAGGCCACGTTCCTGTTCGCCGGCGATCACAAGGTGGACGGAAACCCGTACGAGCCGCTCAGCGACGAGGCCCGCAAGGCAGAGCAGGCCAGCGTTGACGACTACTACCGCGAGTTCGTGGATGCCGTCGCCAAGGGACGCAACACGACGCCGACGGCGGTGAAGCGTGACTACGGACAGGGACGGATGCTCAGGCCGTCTCAGGCCGTCGAGGCCGGCATGGCGAACCGGATCGGCACCATCGACAGTGCGATCCGCCTGGCTGCCGGGACGCTCAAGCAGCGGGCCAGGGACGCCGCGGCCTGCGAGGCGTTGAGGCTCGAGCTGGAGTCTGTTTGACAAATAGCGAGATCCGGATACATTTACGAGTGAAGCGTGCGAGCGGTAGCTCTTCACGTGGCCTAACAACCTGAAAGCCTGCAAACGCGGTAGCGGAAGCGGCAAACGCTGGCAGAGACCAGCACTTGTCAATTCATGCACCGCGTTTTTTCGTTTTCGGAGGTTTGACCATGAAGTTGAAACAACTGCTCTCTCGGCGTGCAGCTCTTGCCACCGAGATGCGAAACGTGGCGGATAAGGCGACCAGCGAGGGTCGCGGATTGGACGACTCGGAGAAGGCAAAGTACTCCGAGCTCAGGTCGCAGCTGGCCGGCGTCGACGCCGCGATTTCGCTGGAAGCGGAATTGGTTGAGGCGGAACGACAGCAGATCGGAGCGGCCGCATCCGCCGCATCGTCAGGTCAGTCGACGGCTATCGTTGACCCGAACCAGGCCCAGGCCAATCAGCAGAAGTGGGGATCGTTCGGCGAGTTCCTCACGGCCGTCGCCAGGTCGGCGATTACCGGCTCGATGGATCGCCGCCTGACGCAACCCGCGGCATCGACCGGCGCCAATGAGGCCATCGGGTCGGACGGCGGATTCCTCGTCGCCACCGACTTCTCGACCACGCTGCTGAAGAACGCCTACAACAACAGCGTGATCCTGAATGGTGGTCCCGGCTACAGCGGCGTGACCCGCATTCCGCTGTCGGCAAACAGCAACGGGATCAACATCAACGCACTAGCCGAAACCAGCCGCGTTGACGGCAGCCGTTGGGGCGGCATCCAGGCCTACTGGCTGGAGGAAGGCGGGACGTTCACCGGCAGCCGGCCGAAGTTCCGGCAGATCGCCCTGAAGCTGAAGAAGCTCACCGGGCTCTGCTACGCGACGGACGAGCTGCTGGCCGACGCGACCGCGCTCGAATCCGTGATTTCCCAGGGGTTCGGCGAGGAGTTCGCATTCAAGCTCCAGGATGCCTTGATCAACGGCACCGGCGCCGGACAGCCGCTGGGCATTCTCAATGCCGCAGCGACGGTCAGTCAGGCCAAGGAATCGGCCCAGACGGCGACCACGATCAACGCGACCAACATCAAGAAAATGTACGGCCGCATGTTCGCTCGCTCGATTCCGAACAGCGTCTGGCACATCAACCAGGATTGCTGGCAGCAGCTGTTCAGCCTGGCCGACGCCGGCAACAACAGCTTGTACGTTCCGCCGGGAGGGCTGTCGGCCGCTCCGTACGGAACGCTGATGGGCCGCCCGGTGGTGCCGATCGAGCAGTGTGCCACGCTCGGGACCGTCGGAGACATCCTGTTCGCGGACTGGTCGGAATACCTGTGGTGCGACAAGGGCACCCTGGAATCAGCCAGCTCGATGCACGTGCAGTTCCTCACCGGCGAGATGGTTTACCGCTTCACGTTCCGATGTGACGGTCAGCCGTCGTGGAATGCGGCACTGACGCCGTTCAAAGGAAGCAGCACAACGTCTCCGTTCATCAGCCTCGCCACGCGAAGCTAACTGACGCACGAAGGCTGATTTGTGGCTTAGTGGCTTGAGTGATGAAAAACGTTTCATGGAGTAAAAGACAATGAGTTTCAATTTTCCGGAGGAGTTCAAGTTGGTGCTGGGAGGGTCGGTACTTCCGATCCAAGCCGCCAACGCCCTGTCGACCGGCGACTACATCTGCTGCAAGAACGTGCAGAAGGCGTGGGCCGTCATCACGCACCAGGGAGCCAACGATACGGACCTGGTGCTCGAGTTCAGTGAGGCGACCGATGTCGCCGGCAGCGGTGCCGCCGACGTGACCAAGACGGTGCCGAACTGGCGTGACAACGACGCCGGGACCGGTTCGGACACGCTCGTCAAGCAGACGGACGCGGCCACCGTGACGATTGATCCGGCCACGCAAAACCCGGTGCTCGTCGTTATGGAATGGGATCCGGCGAAGTTCACGGCCGGATATGACTGCATCGCGGTCAAGGGCAACAACGGGCACGGATCCAACAACGTGCACGTGCTGTGGATTCTCGAAATGCGCTATGCGGACAACCAGCCGCCCAGCGTGATCATCGACTGATTCGCTCCGCCCGTCACAGTCGCAAGGCCCCGGGGCGGGCAACCGCTCCGGGGTTCCTATCATGGCAAAACGCGTCCTGATTACCGCCGCGACAGAACGTGCGCTCAGCGTCACGAATTTCAAGACGCACGCGCGGATCGACGAGACGGCCGAGGATACCTACATCGGGACGCTGCTCGATGCCGCCGAGGACGAGGCCGAGACGTTTTGTTGGCGGAAGTTTATTACGCAAACCTGGGACCAATACTTCGACGGATTCTCGGATCCGCTGGTGCTGGCGTTCGCTCCCGTATCGTCGATCACGTCGATCAGTTACCTCGACGAAAACGGCACGACACAGACGCTTGCGACAAGTGTCTACGAACTGGCCGAGGTGGACGGCCTGGCCGTGGTGCGGCTGAAGTACAACCAGTCATGGCCGACCACACGGGCACACGAGGACGTCGTCACCGTCAGGTTCATCTGCGGCTACGGTGCGGCAACTGCGGTCCCGCAGCGGATCATCCAGGCAATTGCGGTGCATGCCGCGTGGGCGTACAGAAACCGCGAAGGCGACGTCGAGAAACTGCCGGAGACGTTCCACCGTCTGCTGCGACCATTCCGACTGCAGCGATTCGCCAGCATAGGAGGCGTTGACTGATGCCGGTACGCGGCTGGTCTGGCGAGTACGACAAACGTGCGACCGTGTGGCGGAACAGCACCACGCGCGCCGCCAACGCCGACGGGCAGCGCCCCGAGTCGGCCGAGCAGTATTGCCAGCGATGGGTATCTGTGATGCCGGCTCGAGCCGTCGAACGGTTCCTGTCGCTGCAGACCAAGGCTGACATCACCCACGTAGTCCGGATGCGGCGTGACAGCGTGAGTAAGGACGTTGCGGCCGGATACTGGCTAACGTTGTCGGACGGTACGCGGCTCGACATCCGCGGCGTGTTCGACGTGGACAGCCGGAAGATTGAACTGCTCCTGGAGTGCAACCAGCGGACATGACCATTGAGGCGGATCTCAGAACGGCGCTGCTCAGCTTCAGTGCGGTTACCGCACTGGTGGGCACCAGCTATTCCGCCAGGATCCGTCCCTACCGGTTGCAGCAGGACGATGCCGGAACGTCGGAGCACATCATCATCGAGGTGGACAGCGTCGAGCATCTGAACACATTGGACGGACTGGGCGGGCGGGTATACGCGGATGTGACGCTGCGATGTATCGCCCCGACACTGGCCAGGGCCAACACGCTGGCGGAAGCCGTCAGGACCAATAACACGAATCCCGGCACTGGGCTGGCCGGCTACAGTGGAACCGTGAACGGTCACCAGTTCGACGCGGTGCTGATGGACGAGTCGGTCAACTTCGTGCTGAGCGACGACGGACGTGACGAGGGGTATTACTCGGTGCTGGCCGGCTACAACGTCACCATCGAGGAGTCGACCTGATGGCGTACCAGTCGGCCAGAGCGGCACGCAATTCGAAGTACGCCGTGAATCGTACGCAGACGACGCGTATGGCAGCTGTTTCGATGGATGGCATGGACGAGTTGCAGAAGTTTCTCGACCACATCATCGATCAGAAAACCCGCATGAAGATCATGTCGGGTGCCATTCGTGCCGGCCTGACGGAAATCAAGCGAGTCATGCGGAAGCTTGTCAATAAAGTTCCAGTCAACACGCCTCGCGGCGATGACGTGCGAAGGGCCGCCAGGCAGACACTGGGAACCTACTTCAAGAGGTTTCCACGCAAGGGAGGATATACCGCAAAGGCAGGGTTCGGAGTCGGCATGCGAGGCGGGAAGCGAACGGAATGCCTAACGATGGGCAGCAGTCCGTCTCCTGGTAGCGTCGGCATCGCCGGATCGAATATCCACTGGTGGGTGTTAGGTACATCGCAGCGAACAACGAAAACCGGAAAGCGACTCGGGAAGATCAACCCGATTTTTAAAGGTGTCGTCAGGCAAGCGCAGGTGCAGGCAAGCTCAACCGTTGTTCCGAAGATGCTCAAACGAGCGAAGGCCACATTCAAGCGAATCGCCATCAAGAATAAAAGGAGGGTTGTCGGATGAGCAAAATCAAGTGCAAGGGCACGTCGCTCAAACAGGAAGTGGGGACCGTCTATACGGCCATCGCCCAGGTTATCTCGCTCGAACTGCCCCAGATGGAGTCCGAGACATTCGAGGCCGACACGCTGGACAATACCTCGGCCGGCGTGCCGTACGCTCCCACGGGACGCACCGAGGGTGGCTCGGTGAGCGGCGAGATGTTCTTCGATCCGGCCTTGGCAGGGCATCAGGCTCTGCTTGATCTACTGACCACGCCGGCCGCCCAGGATTGGCAGATCGTCTTCGCCGACCAGGCCCTGACGACCTGGCCGTTCGCGGGTGCTGGCTTCAGCTTCGGTGGAACGGTCGCCCTCAACGACGGCCTGAAAGGTTCCTTCTCGATCAAGCTCGACGGACTGCCGACGTTCCCGTGATGTGACCCATGAAGTGTCGATTGATTCGTGACATGCAATGCCGCCCCTGCGATGAGTTCCCCGATGGAATGAAACCGTCGGGGACACTCATCCGGCATCCCGATGCCTGGCGGCTCGTTCAGATGGGCGTTGCCGAGCCGGCCGACGACGAGTGCGACGCCAAGGCGGGGATGACCGCCAACGACCAGATACGGGCCCGACACGCTTACGAGCGACTGTCGCTGGGAATTCACCCGGAGGACTTCGCCGCATTCGATGCCGGGCACATGCGGGGTTACAACCGCGACGGGTCTTGGATTCCTGGACCCAATTACGCGGAATACAAACTGGCTCAATGGGAAAACGAATAGTGGATCTTTCCGTTCTGAAGAAACGCCGACTGCGTGAAGTGCAACTTCCGGTGAGCGGATTGACGGTCAATCTGCGATCGCTGACCGAGAAGGAGTGGTCCTGGTATCTCGAGGCGCTGCTGCCGGCTGTACGGACGCAGAGCCGCACGCCCAGTCAGGAGATGATCAGCGAGGCCGGTCGGCGACTGATCGTGCTCTCGCTGTGCGACGCGGAGGGCAACCGGCTGTTGGAGAACACACAGGCGGCAGAGATTTCCGAGTGGGACTCCGTGGATGTGCAGGTTCTGCAGGAAGCGGCCCTGACACACTGCAGTCCTCCGGCAAAAAACGTATCGGCGGCGAGCGGAGGAAACTAGCCTTCCGGCTCGCCGAGACCATTGGCAAGACGCTCGACGTGGATGGGATGCTGGACAGCATCAGTCCGCAGCAGTTTGAACAGTGGATCGCCTACCGCCGCGAAAACCCCGATCCCTGGGACGTGTTGATTGAAACGTTGAAGCTGGGTTTTGCGGTGCTCTGCCAGGTGCAGGGCGGCAAGGTGACTCCGGACGATTTTGACGTGGTGAAGCGTGAGACGGCAATCGAGCCGCAGGATGTCCCCGACGCGATCTCCATGATTCTGGGTAAACCCAATGGAAGCAGCAGACCTCGTAATTCGACTGGCCGCTCAGACTGACCAGTTTGAGAAGGGGATGACCGCTGCCAAGGCGATCTTGGGTTCTGTTGCGTCTTCAGTCGCCGCACTGGCCGGCATCGGTGGACTGGCCGCGTTCGCGTCCAGCACCCTGGAAGCCGTGGACGCAGCCGGAAAGCTCGCGTCTCGCGTCGGCATGACGACTGAGCAGCTGACCGCGTTGCAGTACGCGGCCGACCTGTCGGATGTGAGTGCCGAATCTCTGGGCGGTGCTCTGGAAAAACTCAGCCGCTACATGGCCACGGCCGGTGGCGGCGAGGCCGAGAAGTCGCTTTCAAAACTGGGGCTCAGCCTGAAGCAGCTCCAGGGCATGGACACCATGTCGGCATTCATGGCAATTTCCGACGGCCTGTCCCGGATCTCGGACGCCGGAGAGCGTGCGGCCCTGATCGCCCAGATATTCGGCAAGGGCGCTTCGGAGATGGGCAACCTGCTGAATGCGGGGTCGGCCGAGATTCGCAACGCGATGATGGAGGCCCAGGCGTTCGGGCAGACGTTCACCGATTCCCAGGCGGCCATGGCCAACTCGATCAACGACAACCTGACGCGCGTCAGCAAGGCATTTAACGGAGCACTGGCACAGGCATTGCTGACCGTCACGCCGCTGTTGGAATCGTTTCTCAATGCGGTAACGCTTACGCTCAGTGCAACCAACGGGTGGATTCCGACCGTCATCAAGATCGCAGGAGGACTGGCAGCTGCTGCCCTGGCGGTCAAAGCCGTCAACTTGGCCATCCTTGCGTATACAACCGTGCAGAAGGCAGCGACCACGGCGGGAGCGATCTTCCAGGCAGTGGTCGGCGGGCCGGCTGCATGGGCCAAACTGGCTGCCGGCGTCGTGGCCGCGACTGTGGCGGTGGTGGCGATTGACTACGCGTTTGAGTCGACGGCCCAGACGGTGGCCAAGGCGACCGACCAGAACAATGCCAACGTCGCATCACTGGACGCCCAGACGGCCGCAACAGCCGGTCTGACCGCTGCCCAGAAGCAACTCCAGATGCAGTCGTTCGGCACCGGACCGCTCGACATTACAGCCTCGGATGCCGACAAGCCGTGGACCGACACGGCCAAGGCCTTTGAGGCCCACGTCGACGAGTGGAAGAAGAAGCTTCAGGAAGTGACCGACTTCGCGGCGATGCCGATTTCTCCGATGGAGAAATACCTGAAGATGGTCAACGACGTCAACGGTGCATACGAGGCCGGACTGATCCCACTGGAAAAACGCAATCAGCTTCTCAACGACATCGATCGCAAAATCGTCTTCGAGCAGCAGCAGGCCCAGCAGCAAAAGATGGCCCAGGCCCGCGAGAGCGCCATTCGCAAGGGACAGAGCGTCCGTGACTCGGTAATGACTCCCGTGGATCGGATGCGGAAGTCCATTCAGGAACTGAAGCAGCTCTACTCGATGGGCGCCATTGATCCGACGACATTCCAGCGGGCCGTGCAGGCGGAATGGGACAAGGCCAAGACAACCGAGAAGGTCGCCAGGCGTGAGGATGTGACGAAGTTTGCCGGGGCCCAGAAGGCCGGATCCGCCGAGGCGTTCTCAACGATCCTCAATGCTTGGGCACAGCAGAACAAAAAGACGGCCGGCGAGCGTGAGGTAATCACGAATCTCCGCGAACTGATTCGCGTGGTCAAGGAACAGGGAGTCGAGACGGTCGTCTCGATCAGCTGATGGCAGTCGTTTACATCAAGGAAGTGCATCGAGGTCGCGGCGGATCCGAGGCGATCAAAGGCAAGTATGCCACGGTTGGCCAGCATAACCGTGCGTTTCTCGCGCTCACGGACAGCATCTCCGACGACGAGACAGTGATTCTGTCGCACACGGACTGCCCGAAGGTCGGAGACATCCATCCCAACGACGTCGACGCCTATTGCCGCTCGGTGCGTGCCACGAATCAGGATTTCTCGAAGAAGGTCTGGACGGTCGAGGCGGAGTATTCGACGGACCGCGAGATCAACATCAGTCCAATTGCCGATCCGGTGGAAATCACTTGGGACACGGAAAACTATCAGCGTCCGTACTTCAAAGACCGAAACGGATACGCCATCTGTAATTCCGCCGGCGATCCGTACGACCCTCCACCGGAAGGCGACGACAGCCGCTGGACTGCGACCGCGACCAAGAACGTTGACGTTGTGCCAACATGGCTGCTGACCTATAGGGACGCCGTCAATGCCGCTGCATTCACGTTCGACGGCATCCCGATTCCGGCTGGTGCCGCCAAGATCATGTCAATCAAGATCGGCAAGTGGGAAAAACGCTCGATCTTCTGGTATCGGTCGGTCTCGATCACGCTGACGTTTGATACGGCCGGCTGGCAACTGTCGCTGCTCGATGCCGGGTTCCGCAAGATTTCCGGCGCCGGCCGGGTCAATATCACCAATTCCATTGACGGTGAGAATGTCACAAGTCCGGTTCCGTTGAACGGGTCTGGCGACGTGCTTGCCGCTCCGACGGCGTCGACCTGCGTATTCCGTAATTTCGACATCTACAACGCCAAAGACTTCTCCGTGCTGCCGCTGAGCTAAACCATGTCCAATGAAATCACCATCTCCGCAACCGTAAAGCTGTCGAAAGGCAACTTCTCCTACTCGTTTCAACCCGGACAACTGCAGGCCGACGTGACGACCGCACGTCGCGGCGGCAACGTCCAGTCCATCGGGACAGCGTCACCGGAAGAACTGACTGTCGGAGACGTGGCAGCTCCGCGACTGGCCATCCTGCGGAACATCGACGCGACGAATTACGTCACAGTCGGTCCGCAGAGTTCCACGACGAGCACCATGGAGCCGATGCTGCGGATCCCGGCCGGTCATTTCGTGCTGCTGTGGCTGGATCCGTCCGTGACACTCATGGCCATGGCCAATTCAGCATCGGTCAACCTTCAGGTGGACGTGTTCGACACATGACGGGATTTACCGAAGAATCCGCCGCGCGAGTCGCTCGGGCGACCAAGACCGTCGAGAGAATGCGACGGAACGGTAAACCGCCTCGCGCCCGTTTCGTCGGCGGTGGCGGGCGGTGGGAGTGCGGAAAGCTCGACGCGGAAATGTCGTACGACGGGACGGTGACAGTCTCTATCTGGCGCTGGAACGGATCAGCCATGGCCGACACGACTGAGAATGTGACGGCCCGCGACTGGCTGCTTTCCAGTGGCCAGACGATCGCCAGCGGAAAGCGTGTTATTGTGATGAAACATCGCTCGAATCAATGGTTCGTGGTGGGGGCCCAGTGCTCATGATGCCGATCGCTCTGACCATGGCCCCGCGATACACCGAACCGGAAGTTCACGCGAAATGCTTTCGGTCGCTGACGGCTGCCGGATTCCGTGACATTCATGTGTTCCATGAGCCGGGACGGTACGAGTGCTGGCCGGAAACCGCCACGGAGTTCTACGGCACGCAGCAGCGACTCGGTGAGTGGCACAACTTCATCCGGGCGATTCGCACGATGCTGGCGAAATTCCCGCAGGCTGACCGACTGATGACGATGCAGGATGACATCGCGTGGTGCCTGAATGCGTGCGAGCGAATCAACTCCATGCCGTGGCCGTCAGCCAAATGCGGAGCGGTGCACGCCTATACGTCGAAGCGGTACGCAAGCTATGCAATGGGATGTGTCAGCCGGCTGATTGAAGTGCACGCCAGGTGCATGGCCGGAGCTTGTGGGGTGGTCTATTCCCGCGCGGCAGCGGAACGTCTGGTGCACATCGCCGACATGATTGGCTGGCGTGGTCACACGCGGGACATCATCGATGATCCGCAGCAGAAGGAAGGCGTCGACACATTCATCGGCGAGACGCTCGACGATGGAAAGTTTGAGATCTGGATTCACAACCCCTCCATGGGACAGCACATCGCGAAGGATTCGACGCTCGGCCATGGAGGGCCTTTCGGGTCGCGGGTGGCCGCGAACTGGCCGGGAGAACAAGTAGACGCACTGGGGCTCTATGCGGACCATCGCACTTTACAAAACGTTTGACGGCGGCGAGTGGATCGATGCCAGTCTCGCCTCGATTTACAACGACGTCGCGGCAATCGTCATGGTACACGCCGCTCACTCCTGGCTGGGACAGGAAGGCAATAACGTCTACGAGGCTGCCAAGGCCTGGGCAGAGCGGCACGACGAGGCACGCAAGATTCATCACGTCTGCGTCGATGTTCGCACGCAGGAAGAGCAGTACGCGGCGGGTCTGGAATACATCACGGCGAACCGGATGCCGTGGGATCTCATCATGGCGATTGACGCGGATGAGGTCTGGCAGCCGGGTCATCTGTATTCGGCCAAGGGGCAAATCAGAACGGATACCCATCGTGCTCCGGCGTATCAGGCCCAGATGCACACCTACATGCGGACGCCGTTCTACCGCGTGTCGCCACCGTACGGACGCCCGGTAACCTTCTTCACGGATCCGACCTGGCTGACCAAGTGCCCTCGCGGCTGCAAGGCTCCGGCCAAGGAACTGGCCAACGTCTGGTTCCATCATTTCTCGTACGTCCGACAGACTGATGCTGCCGTGGCCCGCAAGCTCGAGCAGAGCTGTCTGGCCGACCACAACGAAACGATCGTTCCCGGCTACATGGACACCGTCTGGCGTGACCTGCCGCACGGACAGAACCTGCACGCCTTCCAGCGATGGCGGCACGTGTGGAAAGAGGTGGAGCGGGTCTACTGGTCCGACCTGCCGGCAGCCGTCCGGGAGTGCGCGCTGATGCGATCGTTCTGGCCGGATGGCTTACTGATGGACGGTGAGCGGGATGTGATCCGCAACCTGTCCATTGGCAAGCGGCTCGCCGTCGATCTCGGCACGTTCAAGGGATTGTCCGCGGTGGTGGAATCGCTGGGTGCCGATCACGTCCATACGTTCGACCTGTTCGACGACGTGCTCGATAAGACCATCACCGCCAACGTCGAAGACCAGTACGAGACGCTCTGGAACGCACACCGGCACACCTTCGCCAGTGTCAGCCAGATCCTCGCACGGTACGGCAACATCACGATGCACCATGGCGATACGGTCGCCGGTGCTGCGACGTTCGATGATAAGTCCGTCGACTTTATCTTCATCGACGCCGACCATTCCTACGAAGGCACGCGGGACAACTGGAAGGCCTGGTATCCCAAGATGGCCAAGGGATGCACCGTACTGTTTCACGACAACAACGAAATCCATCCCGGCGTGATGACCGCCATCGCCGAACTCGACGACCACCGCAAGGAGTTCAGCCGGCTCGAGCTGGGACAGTACGCGGGCAGCCTGGCCGGCTTCAGAAAGCGATGACATCATGGACGTGCTGATTCCAACCTGTCGGCCGGCGGAAGAAGTCTCGGAAATGGTCCGCGAGATCGAAGCGACAATGACAATTGCGGACCGCGTGATTGCCAGCTGCCAGCCGGGAAGTGCATCATTCAACCGCAACTGGTGCCTGGACCGCTGCGAGTCGCACCGAGCGATCATGCTGGACGACGACATCCGCGGCTTTTATCCGGGATGGGATGCCGACCTAGTCAAGTCGCTGGCCGGCGCCAGTGTTGCGGCCGTCTCCGCTAGGCTGATGCGACCCAACGGAAAGATAGCCCAGACATGCTCGAGGTCGTACGAGCTGACTCCCGACGAGATCGAGGTCGAACCCTACGACTGCTGCGTGATGCCAACGGCCGCGATCGCGTTCCGAAATGTCGGCATCCGGTTCGATGAGGGATTCCGCGGGAGCGGTTTTGAGGACGGCGACTGGTTCTTCTCCTACCGCAAGCAATTCCCAGATTGCCGGTTCATCCAGTCGAACCGCTGCCGGCTGATTCACCTGAACGAGATGAAGTGCCAGCGGGAACACTGGCGGCACAACAAGGCACACTTTGAAGCAAAATGGAAGATCAAATAACATTCCGTGCGGTGCTCGATCCACTCCGACTCTGCCATCTGCGGTGCGACTTCTGCTATTACCTACACGGAGATATGCAGAGCGTCAGGCCGCTGGATGAGATAAAACGCGAGATCGCGTCCCACGCCGCGCGTGGCTGCACGGCCGTGGACGTGACCGGAGGGGAGCCGCTGCGGTATCCATGGATCGCGGATCTTGTCCAGGAGTGCAAGACGGCCGGTCTGTCGGTGCGGGTCATCTCCAGTCTGATTGCATCTCCATCGATTCTTCAGTCCGTGCTTGAGGTGGGAGTCGACGGTTTCCTCGTATCGGCTCACGGTTCGACGGCCGACACACACGACGCAATCACGCACATCAAGCATGGCCGGTCGATACAGCATCAGCGGCTGGAACAGATCCTCGGCCACGCAACGATCGACTTTAACTACGTGATCATCCGTCGCAACCAGGTGGAGATCGATCGGTTCGCGGCCTACTGCCAGGCCTGGAATCCGCGACTTGTCAATTTCATCAACTTCAATCCGCACTATCAGTGGCGATCCAGACCGGAAACGGCTGACCTCGTGGTCGATCTGCATGTGGCGGGACCGCAACTGGCCGTCGCGATCGACGTCCTTGAGGCGGCGGGAATCGGCGTCAACGTGCGGTACTTCCCGTTCTGTGCACTCGCCGAGCGACACTGGAAGAACGTCTGCAACGATCTGCACGTCGCTTTCGATACCGGCGAGTGGAGCAACGCGATCCCGCAACTGACCGAGGAATCCGCCAGGCAGTACGGCCAGCGGCTCTCAATCGCCAACGAGGAGAAGGGTGCACCATGCAACCGCTGCGACCTTCAGTGGATCTGCGGCGGTGCGAACCGTCACTGGCACCAGGCCAGCCACTCGCAGTTCGGCGAGCAGCTCGTGGCCCAGCCGATCGCGGCCGACGTAGATCGCCGTGACGCGATGTTCTACCGCAGGAGAAACCCGGCGAGGTGCATCCCATGAGATTCTCGCCGGGATGTGCGTGCTGTGGCGGTGCGTGTCCATACTGCTCGGGAACACGTCCAGACACGTTGTATCTGACGTTTCTTCCGGGTCACTGGGGATCGGGTGCCGGATGCTCTGCGGCGACGTGCCAATCGCAGTTCGACGGGGCAACACCGTTCGCACTGACGTACGATGCCGCTTTCACGACGTATTGCCGATGGGAATATTGGGGAACCAGCACGTGTCTGTATTCCGGCCTGACGCTGCGATACGTTATCCGATTTTGGTTCGACAACTTGGGTTACGCACGTCTCAGCTTCTCTGTGGATGATCCTGGACCACCGGTCAACGCGTGGGTGGTGGCAACCTGGGCATACAATCTGGGCGGGATCACCACCCCCTGCGCTCCGTCCAGTCCGATCACTCTGACGCGAAACTATTCAGGCGGATACGGCTGCACCGCTCCGACGTACGCCTATGTGTCTGCATGATTGACTGCGACTTCAAACAGACCGTGTTCGGCCGATTTCGCTGCCAGGTGTGCGGTGTCGAGCTGCCGCGATTGGCTCGCCGGAATTGCACCGGTGGGAGTCCGGAGCAGAACCGCGTCCGACAGGGACGTCAGGAGATCCTGGCAACCGTCACAAAGACGTGTGCGAAGTGCAGCGTCTTTCCGTGTCTCTCAGACGAGGACTGCGGCCACGAGCGGGCCCTGCGACGTTGGGAGGAGTGTCCGCAGGCGAAGTGGTTCTACTGCTGAGACTACTTCATCTGCGACTTGATGTACGCCTGGTCGTCCTCGCTCAGCCGCTTTCACAAATCAGGCGGCTGGATCGCGTCGTTCAGCTTGCTTCGGTCCACGTAATGCCGATACGCCATCCCAGGCGTCCGGTGTCCAAGATACCGCATTGCCGCCCCTGGCCGATCCCGCTCGACGTAGGTCGCCCCGGTGCGTCTAAGCTGCTGGATAGCGGCATACGGCACGTTGGCACGCTCGCGCTGACTTGGGCGGATGAAATAAGTCGCACGTGTCGCGGGTGTGGTGCCCTGATCGACTTCAAGCAGGTCCGGAGTTCGCTGGAGAAAGTCGAGAAAACGCTCGCGAAGTTCGACGTCGATATTCGCCGCATGTTCGGCTAGTTCGGCCATGGCGGCGTGAAACTCGTCGTCCTTGCATTCGAGTGTGATGACGGCAGCGGAAGCATCAGCCATCCAACCAACCTCCTGAAAAAGAAGAAACCAAAACCCTCGCCCGCCGTGCCGGTCGGGGCGGGGGGTAACAGTCCAAATTTTACTCGATGTTGAATGCCGATCAACTTTAGTTTAGACTGGAGTCATGACGGTGATCACAGACGACGAAGCAAAACAGAACATCGCGAACAACATCCGCATCCTGCTCGCCGAGCGGAACTGGAAGCAGTCCGATCTTGCATCCGCAACTGGCGAAAGTGAAATGCGAGTGTCTCTTGCTGTGCGCGGTCGCAAACTGCCATCTGCGGCATTTCTGGCGAGAATCGCCGAAGCTCTAAACTCAACCGTTGACAGGCTCTTGTCTCCCATGTCGAACCGAGACAGGCAGGTCGGCTAAAAAAAATTTCTCAACTCTAGTTTACACACGCTAAACTTTAGTTTAGACTACGCCCGACATTGAGTGATGAACTCTGTCGGGCGTTTCTGTTGGGCAACCAGCAAAACGCCGGGACAGAAGAACACCCGGCGATCTCTGCTCACTCTGAGCACCGTCGCCACCGCGAACAAGGACGCTAACGATGGCGACGAATCTGCGTCGACTATTCGACGCTCTTACTGATTCCGAGTTCGCCGCCGCA